GCCGTTTTTTCCATTTCCCCAATAACTGCCAAGACTTCGCGGCGGTGTTTTCTTATGTTTATTTGTTCCAGTTTTGCCAACTGTTCCGCGTTTGGTGTGATTTGTTCCGCTGGTGTGTTGTTTTCTCTGTCAAACTTCCAAGAGAAAGAAACGCGAAGCCCTGAGCGGTTGCGGTTCTTATAGATTTCTAAATCAAGCCAATAATTAGACCAAGACGCCCACACCTGCACGCCGTCGGCTTCTAGCTTTCTCAATTCGTCCCAGATTTTCGCGCGGGTTGTCTCGCCCCATCTTTTGCCCCTGTATTTTTCAAGAATTGCGCAAGCTTTCGGCAAAATTTCCGCCGCTGTCTTTCTAAAATTATTGATATTTTTTAAGCTTGCCACCCTTTCGGCTTCGTGTATATTCTTTTGAGTTTCTGCGACAAACTCCAACAAAGAAGAAAGAACCAAACAACGAACCCCGCCGACTTCTTCGCCGTTCTCGTTGTGTTCTTGGAATAGTCCCACAAATTCGCCAGAATTTCCAACAGCGAGCCCCAAAAACTTATAACAATCTAACCCCAAAAGCTCCGCGCTTGTGTTAGTGTTCCAAATTGCCGCCGCTTCACCTTCTACACTGTTTGAAACATAAGGAAAGCCGAACAAATCGCCCAAAGCCTCAACCGTTCCCGCTCTTTTTGTTTTTGCCTTTTCAATAATTGTAGCGCCGCGTGATATATAAATACAATCCATAACACCACAGAAAGCAACCGCGAGCGCTTCCGCCTCGCTTTCTGTAAATTCTTTTTTTAATTCTGTTACTTTAATTTCGAACTTTTTCATTTTTTTTACTCCTTCGCCCCTTTGGGCTGGTGTTGTTCCTGTGTTATCGCCTCACTATTTTATTATTTTACTTTTGATATATAAAATCTGATATTATATTCTTTTTGTTTTTTTATAATTTCTTCTATACTTTCCGCGTTTAAAGTTCTTTTGACGTTTTCGGCTACTTCTTGCAATGTATCAAAATATCTAGTTGTTACGCTTTCATACTCTGAAGATTTTATTCTTAACTTATACATAACTTTTTTGCCTCCTGTTATTTATTATTCATTACTGAACAATAATAATATAACATAATAATTATAATATATCAAGCGAATTATAATAAAAATATAAAATTTTTTTATTTTTTTAACTTCTTTATAATAAAAACACTATAACAAAATAATAATAAATAAAAAACACTATAAACAAAAGAACAATAAAAGAAGAAATAAAAAGCAACCAAAAAGGCAACGGCTGCGAGTTCTGCCAGATTCTGCCCACACTTTCCGCCCCTTTCCCTCTCTCCTCTTTTCCATTTTATTATTTTTAACTTTATATCAAAATCATTAATAATAAAACTTATTCTGTTAATAATAAAACTTGTTGCAGTTACTACAGTTTTATAATTTATATAAAAAAATAAAAATAATAATTATAATATATATATAAAGTAAAAAACCGCCACCAGCCCCGCCACCTGCTGCAATATTTCACAAATGACCGATTATGAAATAAAACAAGAAACAGCACCAAAACAGGCAAAGCCGCCGCAATTTCTGGCACTTCTGCACGTTCTGCTGCTGCCCTTTCTGGTTGTGGGGTGGGGAGAGAAAAAGAGGGGAACAAATAAGGCACATTACCCCTGTTTAATACACTGGCAAAAATAGTAGGTCTAGTCTTTTTTTATTTTGTGAAAAATACTTGACTGATGTTATAGTATTGTGATAATATAACGGTAGTGAAATAAAAAGGAGAGATAAAAATGCGAGTAAAAGAAAGTAATAAAGGCAAAGCGAGACCATTAATCGAGAAGTTAAAGAATGATTATTTAATGTCTCAAAGAGATATAGCAAAATGGTGTGATGTAATGCACTGCGTTGTAAATGGTTGGGCGAATGACAAGATAACAGCAAATGATGAGCATTTGGATAAATTGAGAGAGGCCATTGTTTTGTTGGCTGGAAGAAATGTAAGATACCCACATCAAGCATTAGATATTTTACAAGGAAGGGATTAGTGTATGGCAAAAGGTGTTGATTATACAGCGAGTTTGATAGAGATAAACAAAGCAATAGCAACACGATATTCGAGAGCGAGAGATAATGTTCAGTTCTGGAAAACTGACGAAAAAGTGTATGAGCTTTTAAATATGTGTTATAAGACATATTATTTACAGATATGGGAATATTATGATAGAATGAATAGTGATAAAGGAGAGCGTGGAATAAGGGCGTGTGTTAAAGAGTTAACAACAAATGTTTTACCTTTAATTGAAGAGAAGTTGGCAAAGAAAGATATGTCGATAGAGAATAGGGGTAGATTTACACAACTTTATGATGATGTTTATGCTTTGATATCTTGTCGTTCATTAACACATTTTGTTCAGTATATGGAATTTGATAAAGCGCCAGAGAGCAAGTTGTGGAAACCGACAATGCACTTATTTAGTGGATATTGGTATTATACAGGAAGCATGATTCTTAATGGAGATGTAAAGTTTATATCAAAACAATGTTTTACTGGTTTGGGAAAGACATACTCAAATGCAATGACTTTGGCGTTTATTTTTGGTAATGATATCAATGCAGATGCTTTGTATGTATTTGGAGCAAGTGAAAACGTAGGGACATTTACGGCTGGTTTGGTAGATTTGATGGTAAGTGAGAGATATTCAAAAGTCTTTCCATATTTCAAACAATTCAAGTCAGAAGATGCCGAGCAAACTGCAAATAGAATGTTTTTGATAAGACAATGTAGAGATAGTGGTAGCAAACTTCGTATTTGTGGAAGTAGCAAACCTGTAAATATAAGAGTTGTTTCAAAAGATAAAAACACAAACGGTGTTCGTGCAAAGTTCTTGTTCTTGGACGATATCGCTCAGTTGGCTGACGCTAACAATCCTAAGGCACACGAAAAAGATATTTTTAGGTTGACAAATGAGTGGAGAAAGAGAAACTACAACTTAACCGACTTCTATATGATAGTTGGTGGAACTACTTATTCTGTTGATGATATATTAACATACTTATTGAAGATGAATAACGGTGACATAGCCGAAAAAAGTCCTAAAAACAAGTTTACAAGTGTTGCTGAGAGTGATTACATAGTTAGCAAAGGCAAAGCAGTGTTTGTTAGAGTGCCAAGTCTTGATTATGATACAGACGAAAGCACATATCCTGAAAAATACCCAACTTATTCTTTGAGAAAAGAGAGAGATGAAGCATTAGATGGAGGAAGAATGTTCCTGGCAATGAATCAACAAATGCCACTTTCTAGTGATAAAAACCCATTTGATACAGGAAATATTCACATTTACGAAGAATTACCACCTACAACTTTCAATGGTGGCACTAGAAATCCACAATGTAGAGCCATAATTGACCCATCTCGAAAGGGAAATGATAAAACCTGTGCCTTATTTTTTAGCCAAGATGGTGAAAAACATTATTTTGTTGATGCTTTTCTTGATAATCAACCATTAGACCATATATACGATAATGGTAAAACAGTAATTGAGCATATTTGTCAAAAAATTATTGCTCATAATTGCCTTGAAGTGTTAGCCGAAGAGAATACAGAAAGCACTATTGTGTCTCAAATAAGGAAAAAACTCGAAGAAATGAACCATTTTAGCACAAAAGTTAAGGGTTATTATTCATACGAGAAGAAAAAAGACAAGATTTATGGCTGCCAAACTGCCATTCAATCATACCTTTATTTTCCATCTCGAAGAGTTTTTACTGCTAATTCTGATGTTGGTAAGGCAATGAAAGACATAAATTACTGGGAATATAAGGACAATATTGCAGATGATGCTCCTGAATGTTGTGCTGTTTATGTGAAAAATTACATTGGAGTTGGCAATTTATTGTATTCAACAGTAGGAAGTTTTAGAAGATAATTAAAAAAATTTAATTTTTTTTTAGAAAAGTCATGAAATTTGTTTGACTTTTCTTTTTTTTTATGATAATTATGAATTAAGAACAAAAATTTTGCCTAGAATTGTGGGGTTTTATAGTGCAGATTTTAGAGTGTCCAAAATGTAAACAGAAAATGCTAAAAATTTACACAAAGGGTGAAGCCGTTGTGTCTTTTTTGCTGAGAGATGCAAATGAGACGGCAAAATGTAGGAATTGTGGGCAAAAAATATCATATTCAGTGTCTAAAATCAAAAAGGGGGATAAATAATGGCAGGGATTCAAAAAATTAAAATACCAATTAAAAAGAGTGAACTTAATATACAAGCAATTATGCCATATTTACCTGATATTTATGAAAAGTTTTGTTCAAATAGAGACAAAATTCAAAAATTTTGGCAACTTTATGAGAATAAACACAATATTTTTGATAAAGAAAGGGCGTATGGTGACAATGCAAATATAAACAACATTGTTTCAACACCTCATTTGTGGGCAATGGTAAACTTTAAGAGTGGTTATGCTCTTGGAAACCCAAAAGAATATGCTCAAACTGAAGAAAATCAAACAGATGATATTAAATACCTTAACAAGTATGCAAAGTCTGTTAATCTTAGAAGTATTGATAAAAATGTTGCTGTTTGGGTATATGCTACTGGCGTTGGTTATTATTTTATTGAGCCAAAAGAAGAAGTGTATGATGCTGAAAGTGAAGCACCATTTAATGTGTTCTTAAGAGCATCTGACACTTGCGCAAAGATTTATAGTTCATATAATGGCGAAGAGGCTTTGTTTGATATTCTTGTAACTAGCATAAAGAAAAATATTAAAGGTAAAGAGAAAGATATTGTAGTAGTTTCTATTTATTTGCCAAATATGTATTATGAGTTTGAATACAATGAGGTTGTTCCAAAAGTATTCAAATTTGAAGAAAACAAGCCAAAAACAAAGGCTAGATATTATAATCGACTTCCATTGGTAGAAAAGTATGCTAATGAAAATAGAATTGGTATTGTAGAAATTGGTGAATCTTTACAGAATGCCATTGATAATATTTATTCTAACCAAGTTGATAATATTGAAGATATAGTTAATGAAATGCTTATTTTCAAGAACTGTATTTTAGGAAACTCACCAGAAGAGAAAGCACAAAACTTAATAAATGCTAGGAAAAATGGTGTTTTGGAAATTACAGACCCTAGTGAGAATAGGGAAGCCGATGTTAAAACACTTAGCACACAACTTAATCATAGTGACATCTTGACTTTAATGGAAAGTTTAAAGAATGAGTTATATGCTACTTGTGGTGTTCCTATTGCAGTGAGTGACACTTCAAATGGTGGAAACAAACAAGGTGCTTTACAGCTTGGAAATGGTTGGGAAAACTCTTATGATAGATTACTTGATGAAATTAACAGTTTCTTAATTGCAGACTATGAGTTGCTTGAAAAGATGTTGTTTATTTGCAAGAAATCTAAAAAATCAAAACTTAATGAACTTAATGCTAGTGAAATTGAGATTAAATATAATCCTAATATGACAGATAATATTCTTTCTAAGGCACAAGCATTACAAATCTTTGATAATTGTAATATTCCACCTGAATTGTATATTCAATGGGTTAGAATTTCAAATGATGCAGTCACTGCTGCTCAAATC